GGATTGATAAGTTTCATTGTGCAAATATACATTTTTAAACTTTAATAACCTAATCTATGTTGCAAAAACATTCAAAAGATGGGTCACTGTCAAACAACCCAATTTGAGACAATGCCTTGTCTTTGAGTTGCTGATAGCTGATTTCTTTTTTCCACTGGTAGCCGCTTTGTTTTTCAATGTTTATCCACCAATCAAACAATTCCGGCTTTTCTTTTGCAATGATTGCCAATTTACCTTTGCCTTTCAAAAAACAGCAGTCGCAATTTCCGTATGGCTCATTGACTTGTAAATCAAAATCTTGCTGTTTCTAGAAATTCAAAACATCTTGCTTTGTAGTTTTCCATTTAACCAACGGCAATTCAACATCATCTTGAACCTTTGACCATCTGCGTGGCTCATCGTATCGAATGCCGTTAAATGATGTGTATTCAGTTATACCAATACTTTGCAGATAGCGTTTGAGTGTGTTTATTTTTAGTTCAGCTGTGCAAAACCTAAACTGCATATTTGGAATGCCACTTGGTCTTTGTTCTAAAAGTTCTTGGAATGGCTGTCCATTGCGAGATGCTGTTGCATAATTCACAACCACAAATGTTGCAGGTTTGCGATATTCAAGCCATACCAAATTTAACCCCCAGCGGACATCACATTCATTTATGAAGTCAAGTGTCTGTGGCATTTCTTTTCCTGTGTTTTGAAACGTGACGATGTAATCTTGCAATCCTTCATCAATTAATCGCTTTGTCATGTATGCAGAAGTTCTGCCACCGCTGAAATTTATGATATTCATATCTGTTCTGCAAAACTTTCAAACTTGTTTTTCACGGTTTCAAGGTTACGGGCAAACCTTTTGTCATACAGCATCAGGTTATCCACCACCCGGCATGAATTTATGATGGTGGAATGGTCACGGCCACCGCATATTTGCCCGATTTTCTGCAACGAAAGTGTGGTCTTATTACGGCAGAGCCATTGAAATATCTGTCGCAGTTCCACAATGTCACGCTTCCGGGTTTCAATGGTGATAAATTCGGGCTGGTATTCAGCGAATACTGACTTAATTGCCATGTGCGCTGCTTTGATATAGTGTTCATCCTTGTTCATCGTGTCCATTTTCAGCATTCTTTCAAGTTCTGCAATGCGGATGCTCTGGTGATAAATGACTTCGTTGAGCCTTTCAATCTCGCTGCGTCTAAATGTAGTGCGGCTGTTGTGCTGTGGTGCTTTGATTTTTATTCTCATAATAATTTGATTTGTGTTAATGGTTTATAAGACGCATCATATCTTTTATTTTCTCCTTTTGGATAGGATTCTATTGTATATGGTAATTGATTTTTCATTTGTTTTTTATGATATTTATTTCCTAAAAAAAAGAAATATCTATGCTTTCTTTCTCTATAATCCATATATAATCGGTCACCATATAATTCTTTTAAATAAGCAACTCGGTCTGGTTTCCCTTTACTTTTATCAAATAGTGTTTGACTATGCATGTCTTCTTCGCCCCTAACCTTATATTCTTTGACTATTGCAGACAATCCAGTATAAATCCAATTAGTTGCTTGGTAAATATAACCATGATGTCCTTTACTCCTATCGGCATAAGATAATAACACACAAGGTTTGGGCATCATTTGTATAGTTTGACCAACAAAAAATGATAAGGCATTTTTTGGCAAACCATCATTTACAACTAATCTATTTAATTCATATACATTATAATCAAATCGCTTTCTTATATCTATCGCTAATGTAGTTCCATAACTACACACTCCAACAATAGAATCTCCATCAAACAATCCAAATGCAAATTGTACCATTGGTATTCTTTTAGCATAATGCTTTTTCAAAAACCACTCTTTACAATCGTTATAATCTATTGACTTAACTTGATAATTCATAGCGCAAATATAGTTATTTATATTTCATTATACAACCCGGTTGGAATATCGTATGAAAATTTTTGCATACCGACTTCACCCCAGTGGCTAAATTTTACTTTTTGCACATGAACTTCTACGGTGTTATCATTGAAGTTCCGGTAAATTGTAATGCCATTGTCGGTCTTGTTGTAAAAATTAGCGGAACCTGCGATGTCATAAAGTGTGGGAACTTCATAGATACCGCCATCCTTTTTCTGTATTTTGCGTGGGTGTGCCACCAAAAAGCAATGCACATTGTACCTCTCGCAGAAATTGACAATCTTGTCCAGAGATTGACCGATATATTTAGTTTCGCTTTCGCTGTACTGGTGTTCCAACTTGTTCCATGCATCAATGACAAACCAATCAATGTTCCTGCGGTTTTTAAGTTCGGCCACCTTTGACAAGATGCTGTCCAGCGTGAAATCCTTTTCCGGCTTTACGAAGTAGATATTGTTTTCCAGCAGCATCAGGGCTTCATATACTTCCTCTTGGTTCATCCTATTGTGGCCCTGAAATGGTCGCTGTGTTATCTTCCGCATCAACTTGCTGATGTGCAGTTCAACTGGCCTGTTTTCAGGGCTGTAAAACGCACCTTTCCATCCGTGTTTTTGCAGTAACTTGATAAGGATATGGTCTAAAAAGTCCGATTTACCGTGACCGGGAACACCCGTGATAGTGGTCAAATATCCCTTATGGAATTTTAGCAGGCTGTCAAATCCAGACATACCAGTTCCGCAACCCTCTGGCAATCCGTAATTGTAGAGATTTTCAATTTCTGGCAGGTAATCGGTAATGCTGAACACTCCGACCATCGGGAACTCGGTTGCGTTATTTGCAGCATCACGCAAGGCAAATGCACCGTTTAACAGCAGATATTCATTTGCATCTTTGCAGTCAGGGAAAACAATATAATCGCATTTATCCTTTCCAAACCGTTCTGCAATAGCATTACGCAGCTCAATGCCCGGTGCATCATTGTCAACCGCAATGTGTATCTTTTCGATGTGGTCAAACGATGGCATGAAGCGGTCAAAAAAAGTGAGATTTGGCTGCGCACCATTTGGCACACTTATCACGTTTTCAATTCCTGCTTCGATTAAAGACAGAGCATCCATCTCTCCCTCAACTATCCACACCTCTTTTGCAGTTGCAAGGCAGTCGATGTTGTATGGGATAAGTTCTGCGCCTTTGTGCATCTTAAAATGCTTTGCTCCATCGCGGTACTTCGTGTTTTTTAGCTGCCCATTCTCAAAGTAATTAAAACAGATGCAGTTTACTTCCTTGCTGACTTGCGGCATCCATTCCACCTGCTCTGTGATTTGCATCTTGTTAAGCGTTGCTGCTGTGATGCGCCTGCCCTCAAACCATTTAAGCACCTTGTCCGATAGCGTGGTGTTGTTTTTCCATTCCGGAACTTCATATTTAACCACTTCAGGGCGGTCAATGATTGCACCTTTCCAGTTGCAGTGCTGACAATACCATGCTTTCTTATCAAGGTTGACAGATAGGCATTTGTCGGTTTTCTTTTTCCGAGTGTGGCTGCACTGCGGACAAAGTGTTTGCACTTCGCCTGATGTCTTGCCAGCAGGAATTTCGATATTGTGAAATGAGTAGGTCAGCATACAAAGTTTTTTAAGTGTTTAGGCAGAAGTCCTTTTTTGGGTTGTTTTGCCAACCACTTCCGAGCGGTCAAATATAGATAAACGTAATCTTTATTTTTTGCATAATTCTGGATATTGTCCAGCGTTTCATCAATCTGTTCTTTTTCCCACCCATCGGCAATCAACTTGTCAAACTCCGCAGTTGTAATTTTCAAATGAGCAAAACTGCGATAAATCGTTTCTTCTTTTTTTCCTAAATTCTTCTTATTCTTAATACTATTTCTATTTACAATTACATTTTCATTTTCATTTTCCATATGTTTATCATATGAATTAGATATGTTATTCATATCTTTTTTTATTCTGTTCTGTCTTCTACTCTCACTATATGCCTTACGTTTCTCAACTTCCTGCTGTAATCTTGCATTGTAGTATAAGCCGTTTTCATCTTTTTCAAACTTGCAGAATATATCTTCATCATGTGTTGAACATATCTTTAACATATCACGTTCTGTGAGGTGTCCTTTTTGGTGTT